TGCTGTATGGAAAAATGTTGCCGACGATGTAATAAAGTACATAGGATATATTGATTTAAGTGCGCCTGCTTTATGTGGAGTCGGAGGAGCAATGTTATTTTCTCAGGATAATAATATTAATCTAGGTGGTAAGTTGGCAGTGAATAGCAATACATTATATGGGTATCTCGTTACAAATGGGACGTTTACACCAACATCTCAAGCTGTTAAGCATGTAGGATTCGAAACAATTGCAATATAATTTAACATAGAAGGTGCAAAATGGCATATAAACAAGGAGAAATAGGTGGAGTTGGAAGAAGCAATTCGGCTTTATTTCAGTATAACTTATCTACAGATGAATATTTAAACACGTTGAAATGGCCTAATGATATAAAAATTTATGATAAAATGAGCCGATCAGATGCCCAAGTGAAGGCAATGCTACTTTTGTTAGAGCTTCCTATCAGGAGTACAATGTGGTTCATAAAGCCTTATGATGAATCCTCAAAAGCTAAAGAAATATCCGACTTTATAAATAATAATTTATTTAAAAAAATAGGATTTAGTTTTGATGAATTATTGAAAAACATTTGTACAATGTTTGCATTTGGACATAGTATTTTTGAAAAAGTATTTGAGGTTAGAAATGGTTATTTGGAGTGGAAAAAAATTGCTGTTAGACCACAGTCGACTATTTATGATTGGATGTACGATGAAGTAGGAGATATAAAATCTATTCAACAATACAACTTAAGTCAAGGTTGGACGATTGTAGAAATACCTATCGAGAAATTGCTTATATTTACACATGATATGCAGCAAGGTGACTACAGAGGAAGAAGTGCATTGAGGTCAGCATACAAACATTGGAGCATTAAAGATTTTCTGTACAAGATAACAAATATAGGTATAGAAAGAAATTTTGTGGGAACTCCAACAATGACATTGCCTCCTAATTCTGACAATGATGATATTGAAGAATCAAAAAAAATTGTAAATTCTTTGAGAAGTAATGAAGTTGGAGGAGTAACTTTGCCAGATGGTTTTGTGTTAGGAATGTTTGAAGGCAAAAGAACTCTTATGGATGTACTACCATACATACAGTATCACGATACATTAATAAGTAGAAGTGTATTAGCACAGTTTATTAATTTAGGCAGTGGTACAACTGGAAGTTTTGCGCTTGGAGAAAGCCAAATAGATCTATTTTTAATGTTACTTAATGCAAGTGCTAAATACATTGCAAGTATCATAAATACTCATGCAATTCCAGAGCTTGTCAAATATAATTTTGACTCTGACTTATACCCCAAGCTTTGTTTTAAAGAACTAGGTGGAGAAGAAAAGCTATTGTCTACACTTAAAACGATGGTAGATGGTAGCATAGTAGTTCCTGACGAAGACCTTGAAAATTACATAAGAGAAATGTTGGATTTACCAGAAAAGAAAGAACTAGAAAAACAACAGCAACAAGGAGAATTAAGTATAATAAAAGGTCAACAAAAACAGGAACAAGAAGATATAACAAATGAGAATTACAAGCCTAACGAGTTAGTTTCAGATTCAACAAATAATTTGAAGGTTGAAGATGGACTGAATACAGATCAAGAATATAATTCGTATGTTGATAGCAATGACTTGACAAGTTCGGCAGATAATAAAAAAGGTAGAGAAAATAAAAAACCTTGCATTAAGTGTGGTAAGGTAATTCCAAGAGAAGGAAATATTTGCAGTGCTTGTTTAAGAAAATATAGTAGAAACGTAAGATTAGATGAAAATATAAGCAGTGATCAGTTAAAAAATATTAACGATGTATTTGATAAATATGAAAATGAGTTTGCCAAATATGCTAAACCTATTATTGTTAAACAGTTAGTTGATTTATCTGAAAAGGTTAGGGCTGAAAAATTAGAAAATATAGCTACTATTCCAGTTAGATACAAGGGAGAATTGACACAGTTCTTTAGTGAACTTTTTGTAAAGGCTGCTGATGATGGTGCTATACATGCAGCTAACGAACTAAACGTTAACAAAAATAATATTGATACAACAGTATTAAAGGCACAAGCTGCATTAATTGCTAATGCTATGTCTGAAAGGCTTAAGACACAGTTCTTAACAGAATATATGACAAGCTTGAGCATGACAAATAATTCTGAAAAATCTGCCAGGAATGTACTTAAAATGTTATTGGGTGATGGCAATGGATGATTTGATTAATAGAATAATGAAATTAGAAGAAGATGAAGAATATATTAGAGGACTTGATATTGATTTATATGCAAAAGATGCTGAGTATTGGAATGACTCTAAATTGGTTAGAAAATTACTGAACGATTACAAAGGTATTGTTGGTAAAATGATAAATTTTGGGAGGGATTTGATAGCTGTTGAAAATAGTAATGTTGCTGTTTATTCAGCTGTATTGGATAAAAAAATATGTCCATTATGCAAATTTTTAAATGGTATGGTGTTTAAAATTGATAGTGAGGAATATAAAAGGTTTCAGCAACCTTTGCATAATAATTGTAGATGTATATTTATTTATGTCAGGCGTGATTTTATACCGCAGCCAATACCAAATTTTAAAGAGCCACCTAAAGATTTTTTAGATAAACATGGTCAATTTTTAATTAAAAATGTATTGAGGTGATTGAATAAATGGATACATTTGATTACACAGGGCTTACTTGTCAAGAACATAAAGAGCTTTATAGCGTAAATTATGAGGAATTTATAAAAATACAATATAATTGGGCTAAGAAAATGATAAAAGAAATGAAAAATAATAAAAATATTCCAAATCATATAATAGATCAAATTAAATAAAGTAGGTGATTAAATGCCAGATAACAATGGCTTTTTTTATTGCATAAAACTAAGTGAAGATACAAGCAAAATAGAAATAATGCGTACTGGAACATGGAAACATCCTTTGTATGGACAGTTTTCCATAAGTGAAAATGATATAAATGACTTTATCTTACACTTTAACGAAGGCGTGAGGGGCGTTGATATTGCAATTGACTTAGAGCATGGAGAAACGCCACACAAGGGCGCAAGTGCTGGGTGGATTAAGTCTCTTAATAAACAGGGTAATAGCTTGCTTGCCGAAATAGAGTGGACAGAATTAGGCAAAGAAAAGCTTAAAAATAAGGAATATAAATACTTTAGCCCTGAGTTTAAATTTAACTATGAAGATTTGGAAACAGGCAAAAAATATACAAATGTATTAATGGGTGGAGGTCTTACTAATAGACCATTTATTAAGAATATGCAACCTGTGTTACTTTCGGAAGATGTTCAAGAAGAATATCAAAAGGATTCAGGTTTTATATATATACAAAATATGGAAAGGAATGAAAATAAATTGAATAAAAAATTATTAGGCATATTAAAGCTTGATGAGAACGCAACGGAAGAACAGGTAAATGCAGCTATTAATAAAGTTGTTGAAGAAAATGAAACTTTAAGTCAAGCTGTTGAAAATCAAAAAGCTGATATAGAAGCTAAAACAGAAGAAGTTAAAACGAAAACTACTGAAAATGTTGAGCTTAGTGAAAAAATAAAAACTTTGACAAGTTCTAAAACTACTCTTGAGCAAGATAATATTAAGTTATCTGAAAGAATGCAAAACATTGAAACTAAATTGGTAGAGGCTGAATGGGAAAAAGTATCAACAAAATTGCTTAATGAAGGCAAGTTGACTCCTGTTATGGCTGATAAGTTCAAAGTATCTTATATGAAAGATAAAGAAGGAACTATTTCCTTAATGGAAACACTTCAACCAGTTGTAAAACTTGGAGAAGTAGGCAGTTCCAAAGGTGATAATGAGGTATCAAGCATTAAATTATTTGAAGCAAAAGTATCTGAAATTATGCAAGAAAAGAAAGTTGATTATACAAATGCGTTGGCATTAGCTGAAAAGCAAGAACCAACGTTGTTTGCAGAAATGAATAAAGAAAGGTGTGGTAAATAATGGCTGGAGAGGTACCTGGATTATCATTGAGTTTTACTGCTGCTGCTGATTTATCATCTAAACAATATAAATTTGTTAAACTTGCAAGTGCTACAACCGTTAATGTTGCAGGTGATGGAGAGGCTGCTATTGGAATATTGCAGAACAAACCTACAAGTGGTCAAGCTGCTGAGGTTATGGTTTCAGGTGTAAGTAATTTAGTTGTTGGCACGTCTGGAATAGCTGCTGTAATGGATA